ACGACTATATACTTTTAAAATAGGAGACGAAATCCAATGGCGATTAAACTTGCTAAGAGAAAAAAATCAGCACAGCGTGGCTCAAAATATACAGATATATCGTATACTGGACCAGAACCTACATGGAAAGATGCAGACACATGGTCAGGCGAAAAATATTATAGAGAACGTAATCGCACAACTACGTTTTATGCATACTATTATAAATCAAAAGATTTTGTTGTTTGGGCAGTTGACTGGATGAAAGAAAACGGTTATACTAAAGAACAAATAAAAGCATATAAGTCAGCGGAAGATTGGCGTACAAAAAGTACAATAGCAAGTTATGCCAGAGCATTGATGAATGGTATGCCTGAAAATAATGAAGGTGTACCGGCATACTTAGATACATTGGCTGGGGTATCAGCAACATGTGTACGTGATGCAACTGATATAGTTAAAGAAGAAATCAATAAGATTATTGAAATCGGTGCAAAAATTTTAGAAGAAAAGAAAGAAGTAGAAGAAGTTGCAGTAAACAAATATAGACCATCTATTCAGCAGTTGTTACGTGACAAAGCGTTATCAATGACAGATGATATCGAAGAATTTATTGATAATTTTGATAACACTGCAAAAATGTTGAAAGAGTTTGACCCTTATAAACTACTAATAAGAGAGCAGGCAAAGGCAAATCATGCAAAGATTATTCTTAATCAGTATAAGCCAGTAGCAGACGAACTAGATGAATTACTGAATCCTCCCAAGCGGATGAATGAAAGACAAAAAGATTTCTATGAACAACTTAAAGAAGGTTATGCTTACCTGACTAAGCCTGAAATTAAGGTAATGTATAAGATGTACCTATCTATTGTTGAAGCATGTGATATGATTATCGCTAAAGCAAAAGCAACAAGAACACCGCGTAAGAAGAAACCAGTTAGTGCAGAAAAGCAAGTTGCAAAGTTTAAGTATATGAAGCAACATGTAGATACTAAGACAGTTAGTATGAATCCAGTAGAGATTGTAGGCGCACAAGCAGTTCTTGTGTATAATACAAAGAACAGAAAACTAGGTATTTACTATGCTAGTAATATTGACCCTAAAGGATTAGGTAGAGAAGGCTCTGGACTTAGTGTCAAGGGAACAACTATTCAAGGCTTTGATGAAAAGAATAGTGTGCATAAAACATTGCGTAAACCAGAAGAACAACTTTCTAAGTTTAAGAAAATTACCAAACGTTCATTGCAGAAAGAATTCGGAGCAATTAATTCTGTAGAGACTAAAATGAACGGCCGTTTTAATGATAACAGTTTAATAATTAAGGTTTTCTGATAAATAGTATTGTTGATGCACGACGGTGTATTGTTAATCTCAGGAGACATTATAATGGCAAAACAGACATTCTATTTTTTAGAAACAACATTCCCTCAGGCGGTAGCAGATGCTAACACTGATAAGACTGGTTATGAGATTTCTCGTAGTTATTTGTGGGAATATATCCAAGAAACTGATTCAAAATATGCAAAAGCAATTGAGGGCTTTGTATTTGATGAGGTTAGACACTACCCTTGGAACGGTAACAAAGCAGGTGTTCGTATTAGATTTATGAGCGAAAGACATTTCACTCAATATACTAAAATGGTTAAAGAATATAGAGCATGGGCAGAGGCAAATCGCGGCCTAGTATTTTCACATGAAGTTTCAGCAAACTTTGAATTGGGTGTTGAAGATACGCCTTATAAAGCAGACGATGAAACAGAAATCGCCCCTACTTCATACGAACGCAGATTTATTCAATTGTTTGAAGATATCGCAGAAACACGTGGGTTTAACGTATCGTAATATAAGTTGTTAAATTTAAATTAGTAGGCCCCTCTTTAAGAGGGGTTTACGTAGGCCCCTCTTTAAGAGGGGTTTACCATATCCATAATTTGTTTTTATGATAAATACAATATAATGGAGACTTTCAATGGCAAAAAATAGAAATAAAATAAAGAATGATGTAATCAACCAAGTCAGACTATTACTAGGTGATGGTATGATTGATATCGAACTAGACCCAGAACACTATGACCTGGCTATTGATATTGCTTTATCTAAAATTAGACAACGTTCAGAAAATGCAGTAGAGGAAGATTTCTATACAATTGAACTACAAGAAGAACAAGATGAATACTCTTTACCAGAAGAAATCATTGAAGTAAAGAAGATTTGGAATCGTGCATTTGGCCATGGCATATCTGCTGGTGTAGATATGGACCCATTTGAATTAGCATATGCTAACTCGTACTTCTTTATGAACAATCATCTAGGTGGTATTGCGACTTATGAACTATTTGCCGGATACAGAGAAACATTGAATAAGATTGCCGCAACTGAAATTAACTTCATATGGAATCCTAGTACACATAAACTTAAACTTCTTAGAAAGTTAAGAGCAAAAGAAACTGTACTTCTACATGTTCATTTAGAAAGACCTGATGATGTTCTTTTACAGGACAACTATCTTAAGTCTTGGTTACGTGATTATGCATTAGCATATTGTAAGAAAATGATTGGTGAAGCACGTTCTAAATTCTCTACATTACCGGGCGCACAGGGTGGTGTTTCGCTTAATGGCGATGTAATGAAACAAGAAGCAGATGCGGGTATTGAAAAACTTGAGAACGAATTAAAATTGTACTTAGATGGCTCAGCACCATTAGGATTTATTATCGGTTAATACTTGACACACTTGCATAACTATGCTATACTTCTTTTAGTTAAGTTATGATAAGGAAATCTCAGATGATTATTGGTATATGTGGACTCATTGGTTCTGGTAAAGGCACAGTTGCCGATATTTTAGTAGAAAAACATAACTTCATAAAACTTTCCTTCGCAGACAAACTCAAAGACGGTGTTGCAACTGTATTCGGCTGGGACCGTTCTATGTTAGAAGGCGACACAGTAGAGAGTAGAAAATGGCGTGAACAAGTTGATACGTTTTGGACTAAAGAAACGGGTCGTGAGATTACTCCCAGATTAGTTCTACAAGAGTTTGGCACTGACTGTATGCGTAATGGTTTTTATGACGGCATTTGGGTTAGTCTAGTCAAACAAGAAATAATTAACAATCCTGAAAATAAGTATATCGTTCCTGATGTACGATTTGCAAATGAGATAAGCATCATTAAAGATTTAGATGGTGAAGTTTGGAATGTCAGACGTGGTGATTTACCTGAATGGTGGGGAACTGCAATCTTAGATAATGCAACAGATTCAGACTTGATGAAAAGTAACTATCCCAATGTGCATCAAAGTGAATGGAGATGGATAGGAACTAATGATACTTTTAGTCATATTATCTATAACGATAGTGACCTACAGTCACTATATATCCAAGTTTCAAAGACGTTATCTATGTAGTTAACTTCCAAACACCTGTTTTTTCGTAAAATATGATAAATATTGTTAGCAATTCATATTTTAAACAAGGAGAACAGAATGCCTACATTAGTATCACCAGGTGTATCAGTAACAGTTGTAGATGAGTCACAATATGTGGCCGCAACACAAGGTACACTTCCATTATTAGTTATTGCTACGGCAAGTAACAAAGCAGACACTTCTGGTTCATCTATTGCTTCTGGCACAGTTCCAGCAAACGCTGGTGTGGCTTATCTAGTATCTTCACAAAGAGAATTAGTTGAAACTTTCGGAGAACCTAAGTTCTACGAAGTTGGCGGTTCAGTTGTGCAAGGCGCAGAGACAAGCGAATATGGTCTATTGGCTGCATATCAATATCTAGGTGTTTCAAACAACGCTTACGTTATTCGTGCAGATATCGACCTAGCAGAATTAGAAGCAACTACGACAGAACCTGCAGGTGTAATCACAAACGGCTCATATTGGCACAACACGTCAAAATCTAAATGGGGACTATTCAAATGGGATGGTTCAGCATGGGTTGACGCAAACGTATCAGTATTGACAGACGCACCAGGAACAGGAAACGTAGAGACATTAGACGGTTCAGGTTTCGCGGCACCATCAAACACATACGGTTCAGCAGGAGACTACGCCGTAGTAGCATCAACTTCAAAAGTTGGTTACTATCAGAAAGTAGCAAGTGCATGGGTTTTATTAGGTAATGTAGGCGCAGGCGATTTTCAATTCTCTGCATTTGCACCAACAACACAGAAAGGTGGCGGCGCCTTAGTAGCAGGCGACACATATGCTCGTTTAACAGAACAAGGTGGCGGAATTGATATTGACATGAATGTTTATAATTCAACATCTGGTCTATTCACATCAGTTCAGGCTCCAACATATGCATCTGACGATGCGGCTGGTTCAGCATTAATTTCAGTCGGCGACATATACACAAGATATGACGCTACACTTGGTTTCTTTGAACTAAGACGCCATACAGGCGCAACAAAAACTATGCTAACAACAGGAACTATTCCTGATACAGCATCAATCACATCAACATTTACTGTAGAAAGTTCGTCATTTAATATGTCAGGCCAGTCTATTGACCAAGTAGTAACAGCATTACAAAGTGATGCAGGTTTGAATACAGCAAATGTTCAAATTGAAAAAGTTGGCACTAACAAAATACGCTTCACTAAAACTGACGGCAAAGAACTAAACATCGAGTTCTCTGTTGGTCAAACAGCAATGGGCTTCGTAGATGCATCACAAAGTGCATCAGTTTGGGAAGCATTAGTATATGAAGCAAAATCAACACAAATCACTGGTACAATCGCAGAAGGAACTCTATGGTTCAACTCTGATTTAAAAGTTGAAATCTTAAAAAATACATGGAACGGCTCGGCACAAGAATGGGCAAAACATGCATGGTCAGAAGATACAGAAGGTCTTCTAGCAACTGAACTACAATTGCGTTCAGGTGAACCTACAAAGCGTAAAGACGGTACATCGGCTCTAGTAGCAGGTGATATTTGGGTAGACGGTGATGCTCTTCCTTACCCAACAGTATATCGTTGGTCAGGTTCAGCATGGGTTAAGTTAGACACAGCAGACCAATCATCAACTAACGGTTTATTATTTGGTAACTATTCAAATGATGCTCCTTATGATGCAAACGGTGCCGCTAACAGTCGTACAGTACATGCACAAGTTCCAAATGCAGAAACATCACCAGACGGTATGTTAATGGTTAACATGGACTACTCAACTTATAATGTCAAGCAATACACAGACGGTAAGTGGGTATGGGTTTCAGGTGTAAACACGGACGGTTCAGGTAAGTTCGGCACAGATGCACAGCGTCACATGGTTGTAGAAGCAATGCAATCAGCGATTACATCGAATGATGGTATTCGTGCAGAATCAACTTACTTCAATTTGATTTCGGCTCCTGGCTACCATGAGTTAATGGATGAAATGATTACTCTTAATAAAGATAAGAAAGAAATCGCATTCATCGTAGGTGATTGCCCAATGAACTTGAAGTCAACTTCAACAGAAATGAAAGCATGGGCAGATTCAAACATGCCAGCAGAAACATATGCGGCAGTTTACTATCCACATGGTCTGTCAACTGACTTGAGTGGTAATGATGTTGTTATCCCTTCATCAGCAATTGCTTTAAGAACTATTGCTTTCTCTGACCAAGTATCATTCCCATGGTTTGCACCAGCAGGATTGACACGTGGTGTAGTTTCAAACGCATCACAAGTTGGTTATGTAAACTCTGAAAATGAGTTTGTAAGAACAAGACTAAGTGAAGGACAACGTGATACATTATATACAGCACGTATGAACCCAATTGCAGACTTCCCAAATCAGGGTTTAGTTGTATACGGTCAGAAGACTTCACAAGCATTTGCAAGTGCATTAGACAGAATCAACGTAGCACGTCTAACGAACTACATGAGACATAATCTTGACCAACTTTCACGTGGTTTCTTATTCGAACAGAATGATAAAATTACACGTGATAACATGAGAGATGCAGTAGAACGTTTCTGTGGTGGTCTTGTTACAGATAGAGGTCTATATGACTTCTTAGTAGTCTGTGATGAGTCAAATAACACACCAGCACGTATTGATAGAAACGAATTATGGGTAGATGTTGCTATTCAACCAGTTAAAGCGGTTGAGTTTATCTACATCCCACTACGTATTCGTAACACTGGTGAATCACTAGCATAATACACTTTACATTTAATGTAACGAGAAACCCGGCTTTTGTCGGGTTTTTCATTAAGTACGACTTAATTCCTCACAGAATTGATAAATACTATAGTAAAACATAGATTGCAATCTATTATAGGAGACAGAAAATGGCAAGAACGTTAAACAACTTTGGTGTTCCACTAGACTCGGGCGAAAACGCTCAAGGTACTGGTATTTTACAGCCAAAACTAAATTACCGCTTCAGAGTACAAGTAGCGGGCTTTGGTGGGGTTTCACAGAACACCCAAGAATTTACAAGACAGGTAATGAATGTTACTCGTCCAAAGGTCTCACATGAGTCAATTCCACTAGATTCATACAACTCACGTATGTATATGATGGGTAAACACACATGGGAACCAATTACAATTACATTGCGTGATGATATCGCAAACAATCTAACTAAACTAGTTGGTCGTCAAGTACAATCACAACTAGACCACAGAAATCAAAGAGGTCCTTCAGCAGGTACTAACTATAAGTTTTCGACATTGATTGAAATCTTAGATGGTAACTCAGGTAACCCAACTGAACAGTGGCAATTAGAAGGTTGCTTTATTACTAATGCAGACTATTCACAAACAGATTATGCTGTTTCTGACCCAGTACAAATCATTTTGACACTACAATATGATAATGCTGTGTTTACAGATGCAGAAATTATGCCAGACCAAGTATTTATTAACAACTCAAGTTCAGCAGGTTAATAAAGAGGTAGTCGGTTATGGCAGGTGAAGACCGTCAAAGCATAGGTAATAGGAAGCGTATCCTGGCGGATAGCGCAGGTGCTAAACATAGATTTGGATTTGAACAACAAGGCCAAGCCAACGGTGTTGGCCGTTCAACCATTACTAAAGCGCCTAAAACTTCTGACCTATGGTTTGTCGAATTCAATCAAACAAGCAACGATAACGGTGTAAAACCACTAGATATATCAGCATTAGCAAGAGCAGTGTCTGGCATCTCAGTAGTGACGAGTACTATACCAGTCGACCAATATGGTAAGCGACTATATGTACCTACACGTGTGGACTTCCCAGA